CCGCTTGGGGCTACTCTGAAATCTATCCCACCATTGTAGGTATGAATGTCTGTTGCTCCCGAAGATGAATCCATGTACTTCCAACCAGATGTATGGCTTGTGCCATCCTGATAAGCGGCTGATGAAATATGAGAGCGGTTAATAGTTGTGTCAGATGATAAACCTAACGCAGCCCCGACTTGCAATGCTTTATGACTTGAATCCCAAGCCTCTGGCGTTACACCAACACCTACGTTTCCTGTAAACACAGGGGAAGCAATGGGAGCCTTGAGAGCCACCGCAGTGTTAGTAGCCTTTGCAGCCAACAGCGTATCAGCCTCTGTCTTACTATAATGATCTGCCACAGTAAACGTCTTCAAGGAGATCACAGTCACTTCATCGTTTAATAGCAGTGCTACAGTAAACGTGATGCTGTTGCCGTTGGTCGCTGTGAAGTCTGTTGTGTCTGTTAGTAATACGCCATTGACGTAGACTTCAATGAATCCCACTGTGTAGCTAAGACCTGTCTTTACTGTCTGTCCTGCTGTTGCTAAGAATGAGACTTTCTCTTGAGCCTTGAGACTTAATTTTGCTGATCTGCCTAGATAGCTCATGTCTTACTCCGTGGCTGGTAACAATGCTTTCAAAGCTGCTGCATCACTAGCTGCATCCATACTCACTTGCAATGCTGCATCGTTGGTACGGATGGTTGCCCTTGCTGCTTCTGCTGCTTCACTCTCGGCAGGGATTGTGGCCTTAATGTCTAGTGGTGCAAAGGCTGCGTTTCGTGCTGCTCTACGAGCGTCATGTGCAATGACTTTGGCTTTTGTCATGTCTACTGTAATCATGCTGCAATCTCCGTAATAATTATTTCTGATGTGCCACGTTCTTGCGCACCCCCTCCGATAGTTCTATTGGTTGCAAAAGGTGCGCCATAGGTACTTTCAGCAACTAGGGCAAAGGTTATAGCTGTTCCTATGACTGAGGACGTACTTACTAAAGTTTGAAAGTTTGCAGATTCAGGCGTTGAATCATCATTATTTCCGTCATCAAAACTGGTAACAGGGACAGTCAATCCGTGACGTGAACCTTGCCCATTTATATTCACCCTTGTTGTATTCATTTGAATATTAAATACGCAATCGTGTGCATTACCAACTTCACCTAACCATCTAACATAAACAAGAAACTTACTATTTGTGCCTTTAGGCGTGATTGCCTTTTGCATATTACCTACCACACTGTCACTTGTGGATAAAGTTTGGGTAGTCTGCGCAGTGTCTAAGTGACTAACCACTTGTAAAACTTGACCTGATTTAGACGTATCAAAGTTATCATCACCTCGTATTACTGTAGCCATTACGCACCTACCCCATCCGTCAACGTAGCCTCGTCCACTGCCCAAGCGTTACGGAATGTGCGGTCAGAAGGTACTACATCATCAGCTACAATCTTAAACTTCAAGCCTGTTGGTACGTCTTTCAAAGCAGTCTGTGCGTCAGTTAAGGAACAGTTCGCTGCGGGGGTTATTACGGCTACACTGCCGTCTGTGTTTTGGTATATGATTTTCATTGGTTTGTTCCTTTAATTTCCGAATACAATTGTGTGAATACAGTCTGCATCAACTAAAGAACTACTTGCGTATATAACATTCCTTGCTAAACCAGTGGTGTTATTGTTCTGCTCATTCATAGCGAAACCTGCTGCTGTTGTGCCGCTTCCGTTCATAGTTACACTCACCGCATAATTAGCATTTGCCATAGCGTTGGTAAAATTAACTTGATGTATCCCAGTACCAACATCTGTTACTGAGCTAACATTGTAAGAATCTCTAACTGAAACAGTATCTTTCTGGTCATAGTTGCACCAAGCCTTAGCCATACGTTTATCTAACGCTGGAATACTAGGCTGAGTCGTTGTGGTTCCGTCTGAGTGCAGGAGGGTGTTTGCTTTGATTGTAGACATTATGATTGGCCTCCCATTATGGCTGCGTTTACTAAATCAAAGTCTCTAATCTGGCCTGTTGATGAAAAGAAACCACATATAATAGTCACGCTACCTGTAGATACATTAAAAATAGCTGGAACTTTACCTACTGTATCCAATCTAGGATTGGCGTCCATTTGTTGGTTTCCTCCAATCACTGTTGAATAGTTAGTGTTAGCCATAGCTGATGTAAAGGTTACTGTGTAATCACCAGTACCATTATCCGTAATGCTCGATACGCCCTCAGAATCTCGGATTGCCACTGTACCTGTGCCATTAAAGTTAACCCAAGCCGTAGGTATTAACTTCTGACCTTTAACAGTAGGTATGCCACCCGTGACGTTTGTTAGATCGTTTGCTTTGACTGTACTCATAAGACCACCCACGTTGACCCAGAGGCTACTGTTACTGTGTAGCCTGAGTTAATTGTAATTGGCCCTATGGTCATACCATTCTCAGTACCAGCAAATGTAATGTTTTCTGCTATAACTTTGGCGTTGGTGCGTATAACGCTGTTGGTTCCAAGTGATGGGCCTCCGAGAGCAACGGCAGAGTTAATCTTTGCTGCTGTAATTGCACCATCTACAACCTTGGCTGTGGTGACTGCATTGTCCTCTAGGTCACTCGTACCTACAGATTCGTATGCGTTGACGTTACCTATGTAAGCCATCTATATCTCCCTATGCAATCTCTAGTATGCTGGCAAAGACTTCTAAGTCTCCAGCTACTGAGGATGTAAGACCAAGTATATCACCAGCCTCTAAGTTAATAGGCTTGTCCATAAGTAACGTAGCATCTGCTGGTACTGGAACAGTCTTACAGATATGACGATAGGTTGTACCACCATCTACAGTGACCTCCACTGTGACGTTAGCATCGTTTACTCCGTCAATATTGGATATGTATAAAGCATGGATTACAGACTGTGTACCTGCTGGTGCTGTATATAACGTAGTGCGTGATGTGCCTATAGCAACACCAGCATTCTTAAATGTATTAGCCATTGGTTAGCCTCCTAGTGCTATTGCCATTGCTACGGAAGCACCAATGGGATCATATACTGTTGATAGATTATTAATTGATGTGACTGCATTGTTAGCTGTAGTAGTTGTACTTGTTAACACTGCATCTCTTGTGGCAATGTCTACACCATCAAATGTACTGTTAGTCGTGATTGGCCCTGTCATTGCTCCACCAGCTAAGGGTAGCTTGTTCGCTGCTGCTGCCGCACTGTTGGCTGCGTTAGTGGCTGATGTAGCTGCCTCACTTGCTTTAGTGGTTGCAGTGGATGCACTACCAGACGCCCCTGACGCACTTGATGCTGCTGCTGTGGCTGAGTTAGCACTAGCAGTGGCAGAGTTGGCTGAGTTGGTAGCTGATGTAGCTGCTTCACTCGCCTTAGTTGTAGCTGTCCCTGCACTGGTACTTGCTTCTGATGCTTTAGTTGTAGCTGTAGACGCACTAGACGCTGCTGCCGTAGCTGAGTTAGCTGCTGCTGTGGCTGAGTTGGCTACTGCTGTCTGTGCATTACTTGCTGTTGTAGCTGAGTTAGCACTAGCTGTTGCACTGTTAGCAGAGTTGGTAGCTGACGTAGCTGCTTCTGCTGCCTTATTAGTTGCTATAGTTACTTGCCCTGCTACACCTGATGCACTGTTGGCAGAGGCTGTAGCTGAGTTAGCTGATGCAGTAGCTGAGTTGGCTGCGTTGGTTGCTGATGTACTAGCACCTGATGCGGAAGAGGAAGCTGCCGTGGCACTGTTGGCACTAGCTGTTGCAGAAGCACCTGCCTCAGCAGCTTTCTGTGTTACTTCTGTAATTGTAGCGTCAGTGTTAGAATCACCTGTACCACCTGTGCCGCGATAGATTCCCATTCTTTATCCCCTAGTAAGGTGAAGTCTTATTGTTTCTGTAATCTTTTTGCCTTTGCTTAACTTTTTCGTCAGTGCTGAGTTTACGAGTAGCATTCCAATTCTTTTCATTTTGCTTCTGACCCGCTAACCTAGCTGCTGTTTTCTTCCTTGCTCTCATTTCTTTATCTGACTTACTAGCCATTGAATCAATAGCATCGTTCTGTCGTTTAGCTTCCTTCTTATCTGCTTTTTGTTTAGCAAGTTTAGCTTGATGTGCCTTAATCTTTTTATTATTCTCAGCTTGAATCTTTTTCTGATCTGCTTGCTTCTTTGCTGCTGCTGAAAGGTTAGCAACTACAACTTGGTTAGTAGGCTTAAAAGTTTTACTGCCGCTATTAGGAGTAACTTTACTACCTGAGTTAGTAGTAATTTTCTTAGTAGTAACTTTACTACCTGAGTTAGCAGCAATTTTCTTCTTAATAGGACTACCTTTAATTTTAGCAGGAGCAGGGGCAGCAGATACAACAGTTTTAAAAGGATTGTTTGGCTGCTTTGCTGATGGAGTCTTACGCTTAGTAACAGTACGCTTCTTCTTAGTAGCATCTGTTTGACGAACTACACCTGTCTTACTTCTAAGTACCCCTGTTTTAGTTTTAACAGCAGTACCTTTAGAATCTTTATTGAGTTGATTTAGTTTGTATTGAATACGTCCAGCAGCTTGCGATTTAGCCCCATGTTTTTTCTTAGCTGCTGCAAGTTGTGCATTTAATGATGCTTTAGTTTCCATGATCTTCCCTTAATAAAAGAAAGGGACTACCTAGATTATACTAAGTAGTCCCTGAGTGATGGCTAAGAAGCCATGGTACTACCCAAGAAGGGCAATAGCGACAGCAGAAGTATCACGTAGTACGCCAGTACCATAGATGGTATCACTGGTGAAGAGATCAGCTAAGAACTCTTGCTTGTACTGCGTTTGTGAACGAACAGACATTTGCTCAACTAGGACAAAAGCATCCTTATGCTGTAGCATACCGATCTTGTTCGCACCATCAACTGGGCAGTTGTTACTGATGTAAACATCTACACCATACAAGTTACCAATCTTGCCATTGACAACAGTGTTGCCAGTTACAAAGTCAGAAGAGGTATAACGCTCAATACCCATAACTGTGTTACGAGCAGAAGGTGGAAGGATCAATGAACGTCCGTCCATAGGGACATCAGCATCATCTAACAATTGAATTAGGTTACGGAAACCAGCATCATTGAATGCCTGAGCCGCACCAGTGTAGTCTGATAGAGAACCATCAGCAGCGATCTCTTGAGCCTTAGCCCAGTTAGATCCGTTACCACCTTGAGTAGATTGACCTAACAAGAAGATATCGTCTTCAACTTTCTTAGCTAAAGCATAACCAGCATCACCAGTATAGAACTTACGCATAGAAGCCTGAGCTTGAATGTCGGTAATATCTTCGATCATGCGAGAGTATTCAAAGTGCTTGTTCACAGATAGAGTTAGCTTAGTAGCAGTCTCGTTCTGAATTGTAACTGCTGTGTTTGCAGCCTTAGCAGTAGCAACACCACGGGTAGGTTTAGGGATATGAATCGTATCACCTTTCTTACCTGTCATTGGCATCTTATTTACTAGGTTTGCAATAACCAATTCCTTCTTATAAGCAGCGATGATTTCATCACTCCAAATCTCAGGGATAAAGTTAGCAGCAGTTGTGTTGTTTGTGTTACCGCCCATTGCGGGATAGACTGAAGTAGCCATTATGTATTCTTCCTAATTATAAAGTTATCGAACTCTATTCTCTGCATACGCTTTCATGATAATATCATTGTTTGCAAGATAGCGTTCTGGTTCGTACTGCATCATATGAAGTAACTCTGACCGCTTAAGGAACTTCTTAGTAGTCTCACCAGATCCCCTTGCTGAACCATTACTACCACTCTTAAGAGATCGCTTACGATCATCTTCAGTAGCAGTTTTAGATTGTGCAATTAAATCCTGTTGTTCTTTCCATGTAGTAAACAGATCGTCAGCAGCGTCAAAGTCAAACTCTGCATCTGCCCTCTGTAACTTGTTAGTCCGAGCCTGAGACTTACCAACCCACTCTTGGAAGTTTGTATCATTCACTATATCCATCGCATCTGGATGGGTTGCAAAGATCCTGTCACGAGATTCCATTCGTTCTAGCTTTTTAGTAGCTTCATTAGCTGCTTTCAAAGCTGGGTGGTTTGCTAATTTCTTATCAAAGGTAGCGTTAGGATTCTCTAAGAAATCCATATCACTCACTTCTTCCTCTACTGGTTGTTTAGTGGCTGACTGATTTACAATGTAGTCATCTACCAGCTTTCTCAATTCACCTACTTCGTTACCCTGACGACCTGCCATCTTCTCGGCTTCTTGGTGCATTCGGACTAACTCAGCAGCAGACTTACCCTTATACTTATCAGGAATATCATCAGTGTTATCAGTTTGTTCTACAGGTGCAGAGGCTGATTCGATTGTTTCCGTTAAGGATTGGTATTCTTCACCATCATCTAATTGAGGATCTTGGTTGCCATCTAAAAATTCTGCCATTTGTTGCTCCGTACTTTATAGTATTATGGAATTATATTTAATGAGGTTACTTCAGTAAGAAGACTCATGAGGTACTACGTTCTATCTCAATCTGTTTTTGGCGTTGCTTTGCCCATTTGATTGTAGCCCCTGCAAAGTCTCCTGAGAGGGGATCTAACTTACTCATAGGTGCAGCTAGTTGTCGATGAGACAGACTGTTACATTTAGAGCATACACTTTCCCGACTATCGGAGTGTACAAACTTCTCTTCAGTGTAACTACATTCACTACATGTGAAATCATAAACGCGAATCATTTACGAAATCCTCATAAGAGTTTTTGATACCATCTTCAAAACTTAATAGTTTTCCAATGATGTCTAATTGCCCTTGTCTGTAGTGTAATTCTTTTTCAGTTCTACAAGTGACTAGATCACGGAGAGATTCCTCTGTCTGTGTAAAGTCTTCTAGCAGAAACTTCCATCCTTCTAGTTGGAATATATCAATCAATGATTCATAATATCTTTCTAGTTCTGGATCTGTATTTGTTGACATTGCGTTTTCCTTGTGTTAGGGCGCTTTGATAGTGCTTGGAATATAACACAAAAAGTATTATAAGTCAAGAGTTATTTTAATTATCTTGCATCTGTTTATTAACGATTGCTTCTTTGCTTTCTATCTCTCGTTCTTTCAATACTAACTCTGCAACCTTAGCTCGTTTTGTAAACTCTTTTTCATCAGCATCACCTTCAGTGATATTAGTAGTAAGAACTTTTAAACGATCAGTCTCAGCTTCCATTGGGAGTAGTTCAGTCTCAGTATTAACCTTAGCCACCCTAGCTGCTGACTCCATAGCCTGTCCTTGCAATACTGCAATGTATGCTTTCTTCTGCTCGTTGTCTATCTGTGCTGCTTCTTGAGCCATTGGATCTGGTTGACTTGCTTCTGATAGTTTAGCAATAAGAGTCTCACGATTAGCAAGGTTCATATTATCAACAACAGACTTAACCAACTCAGGATACATTGGCGTATCAGGAGACATAGTTTGTAGTAGTTGTACTAGCTGAGACACCTCATACTCACGGGCAATAACACCTAGAGAACTAGAAGGAACAAACTTAAAGTCACCAGTAGGGAACTTGTCAGGGTGATACTGCATGTAACGCCACGCACTCTGCTGTACAAACGGAATGAGGAAGCACTCTTGGAAGTTAATCAAGGTACGCTTGTGACGCTTGATGATAGCACCTAGGCCCATAGAGACTGCACCAGCAGCAGCTTGACCATTAACTACACCAGCCATACCTACGCTGTCTATAGCACCTGTAGCGTTCTGTACCATACGCTGAAGGTGATCAGCTTGGCTAAAGGTAATGTTATCCACGTTACCAAAGTTCATAGGCTGTAAGATTTCATTAGGATTACCATTCGTGAGAATAGTTTTTCCTGGCCTTACTTCCATCTTAGCCCCGCGAGGCATCCTAGAAGCGTCCATAGCCATCATTGGGTGGACAGTTAAGGCTAGAGCATCAATACGTGCGCGTAACTCTGTGTCGAGTGCTTTCTGGCTGTTGTAGCCCTTCTCACAAACACCTCGTCCCCAGAAACGACTAGGTACACAGTCCCAAGGGAATGCAACTACAGGACGATCCTGCATCATGTAAGGGTTTTCTTCTAGCTTAAGTATGTTTGCACCATTAGCTATGACTGCAACAACCTCAACATAGTTCGATCCATTCTCTGTCATGGTTTCAGATAGAGAAACTTCCTCTTCATCCTCATCATACAGGTAGGCTTCTAGCATTGAGCGAGGGAGTAGACCATAATATTTAGTCAGTCGTACTCTATCTTCATCATAGTCGTCAATATCATCCTGTGCTTCTAGGAATGAATGTGTACTGCTCTCATTAATCTCAACATCATCATACACCCCTTCTTCAATCAACTGTTGAACTTGGTGCATAGGAACATATTCGTCAATCGCTACACCCAATGCCTCTTCAATAGAGGAAGCTGTAGGATCTATCAAGAAGTTCTGTGGGAGAACAGGACGAACAGTACAAGAGACTTCTTTAGTCTCAATAACACCAAAGGTAGCTACCTGACCATCCATAGCTGGCTGTGTAGAGGGAACCCTACGTGTCTTCTCCTGTACAACAACCTCGCCAATGCCTGTACCAAACACAGCAGCGTTAACAATACACTCAGAGATAGCTTGTCGTGTCTTGTTCAGTGAGTATTCTTCTGTTAATTGCTTACGTAGGTACTCAACATCTTGACGATCTGGATCATCTACATCATCACGTATGTCAAAGAACTGACCACGACCAAACGTAGCTTCTTCTACCTCAGCAACACTGCTTTCAACAGCTTGCTGTAGGGCAGGACTGATTAAACGGGAGCGTTCACTCTGCCGTAAGGAATCCTCACCAGCCCAGATACCACGCCATAGGCGATTGTATTCATCAAACCTCTGCTCGTAGTTAGATTCAAAGTGATCACGCCAACCATCACACTTCTCCATGATCCAGTTTTCAGCAGTCTCTTCAAGTAGTGTTTCTTCTTCATATGACATAATTAATATCCTGCAATAGCATCCATAAATTCATATTCATCTTCTTCGTAATCATACGCATAACTAATCTTAGCTAACTGATCAATATATGCCAGCGAGTCTATTAAATCATCGTGTACTAAGTGGTTAGGGAACTGGAATAGCTGGTCTAAAAACTCTGTATTCCACTCACCTTCGTTTAAAGTTATCTGACCATGCTCAAATCTACCCTGTAAGGCCCATATGATGCGGTCAGTCTTCCGTTTATTACCATGAGTTAACTCTTCTACCCTAAAGAAGAACTGTTCTTGCTTCATTCTGTCTGTTAGGTAGGGATATACAGCGTTCTTCAACGCTCCTTTCTCTACACCTATAGCAATAGGCTGGTAATCTCGTACAGCTTGGAAGATTTTGTCGGCAGTCTTCTTAACATCCCATCGACCATAGATAACATTATCAACCCACCACCCGTCTGGCCCTGCTTTGACAACAGATATGGACGTTGTATCCAGTTTCTTTTGTTTAGACGTAGTAGCTTTCTCAATATCAGCAAAACCTGCGAGGTCAACAGAGATATAGTAGTCCCCCTCATCAGGTTCCTCCGTATCAAACGCAATCCAGTCTTCACTGAATATTGCGCCCCCTGATGCCTCAAAGGATGCCAGAAATTCCTGACGAAATGCGAATGAAGACATACTACCTTTAGCTGCTTCAATCTCTTCTGGGTCTAGTAAGTTATTATCATAAGACGTAAAGTGCCAACTCTCGAAAGTAGGATCATCTCCTTGCCCGTGGCGGTATAAATCATAGAAATGGTTACGACCCATAGGAGTACCTATAAATATAGCACCACCCTTTTGGTCAGCTAGTGCTGGTCGTAGTATTTGTTCCCATACCTCTGGCTTCATGTCAGCATACTCGTCCATAACGAGAAACTTCAAGCTAACACCACGCATAGTCTCTGGTCTGTCAGCACCCTTGAGTGCAATCGTAGTACCATTGACTAGCTTAATCTGTAAGTTGTTTATGTGACTGCTCTTGATAACACTGTGGCCTAACTCCATTAGAGTCTCCCACATGATATCCCTTGCTTGGCCCTGAGTAGGGGCAACATAAAACACATGTCCCTTAGTTGCCTGTAAGCCCTCTATGATCAAGGCCCACGCTGCCAACCTACTCTTGCCACAACGTCTTCCTGCTGCAACTACTTTGAATCGGACAGGATCATTGAAGACCTCTTGCTGCCATTCAAGTAATTCAACTTTAAGATCGGTCATTTATGCCATGTTCTCGTACCAACCACTTCCTACACGTAGCTTCTGACCTTTCTGTAGATTCCTCCCCATAGATCCACGGGTAATCTCTACTTCGGGATTTAATGCTTGTAGTTCGTCAAGACTCATACCATTCTCATAGGCAATATGACCAGCAAAACGAGTAGGACTAATTTCATCAAAGGATGCTGGTTCTTGTTCAGCCATTCCAAATAAATTACTTGCTGCATCTGATACAGTGTCATAAGCACTATCGTATACACGACCTGCTTTATTACTAGCACGTTTAATAAATGTTTCTAATGGTTCAAAGACAGGCTCAGAATAAGGGGCTATGGCTTCTTTCAAAGCATTAGGGCGAGATGCAATACTTTCTTTAAATTGAGCTGCTCCCTGTCCTCGTCCTTCTACTTTTGATTCCCAATCTACTGGGCCAACAGCCCTTGTGTTCTCATAAGGATTAGTTAAATCTTTAGACCTGTCTGCCATGTAAGCAATGCCTACATCAGCAGCTATATCAGGATCTAACAGTAAATCAGGATTGTTAACTAAATCTAAACCTAGCATATCACCATAGCGTTTATAGTTATCTTTACCTGTTAGCTGTATGTAACCTCGTCCTCTGTACTTATACCCTTCATCTTTTGCATTACCTAGACGACCACCATAGACTCTATTGCCAATAGCTTCTGGGCCTAGTTTAGCTAATGCAATAGCCTCAGCTTCATCTTTAAAATACTTAGGGAACACAGCGTACAGACGTTTACCACTATAGTTCATGTTTTCGTTGACAGGCTTTATATTACTTTCAGCATCAAATTGAGATAGTATATTAGCTTGAGCAGTAGGATCAACAATACCTTTGTCAATCATCTTAACAACAATGTTTTCCTGTTGTTCTGACAGTCCACTTTTATTAATAGCTTCAATAGATCCAGCTTTAATATGTTCACTCAACCTCATCGTACTCTCCTTCATAGGTATCATCATTGCCTGAGTTGCCAACGATTGTAGTGTCACCACCAACACCAGTGATAGTAATAGAGACTGCATTCCTACCTCCAGTATCATTCTTCTTATCAAAATAAGAGATAGGCAACACTCTATCCATGCACATCTTTAGTGCTGCTGATTGAACAGGATGACCATCTTCTAATGCTATTTCAATAACCTTAGAGATAACCTTATCACCACTCGTAGCTAACAACCTAGCCTTGAGTTCATTGATTCTAGCAGCATCCCCTTTAGGTCTACCGATAGCATTTCTGTTCCCTTTCTTCTTGGCTGCTATGTCTGCTTTACGGGGACGACCACGCTTCGCTTTAACAACAACCTTTGGATCAACAATCATTTATTATCCTTAGATCATATGAACTACTACTTAGTTCTATATAGCCTTTGAACAGAGTCATTGATCATGTCGATTATAATTATAAGGATTATAGATCACAATGCTTTGTTTCTGTTCTGTCCTATATAGTCAGAGGACTATAGCATACTTTCAAGCAAAAGTCAAGAGTTATTTTAGTTATCTACTAAGGACTACATTGGCGG